AATTCTACAAATATTTTAGACTCTTGAGTTTTACGGCCCATTAGCCAAGTTTCGTTCGCTAACTCTGCCATTGCATCGGCTACACCAAAAGGATTTCCCCCATCAAAGTTTGCGTCATCTAAAAATTTAACCTGAGCTTTTTTTCTAACTATTTTAGCGTGAATTAAATCTTTATAATTTTGCAGAAAATTAGTAATAAGATTATTTTTATTAGCTATTCTTATTTTTGGTCGAGGCAATTTACCGTCTCCCAATACATCAAAGCCCTCCCCTTCCATGGCAATAGGTAAATACTTAACTCCTTGCCAAACAATTGATTTGTTGAAATTTGCACCCCCATGGAAACCAAGAAATAAAGTAGGCTTATTGATTCGATCAGGAAAAATCCTAAACAACTCCAAGATTGCCGTGGGTTGCATGTCCAACAGGCTTTCTGCTACTTTATTTTTTCCTTCTTCCGCCATGGTTAGATTTACACTTTATTATTAATATAATATAATAAAGATGTGAAAATTACACAGGTAAAAGAGGAAGACTCACGGTTATGGGAGGCTTTCTGGAATTTTTTTATAACCTCTCAACCCTATGACCTTGGGAATATCCGCTCTCCTCGTTTAAAGAGAAAGAAAATAGAGGATCTCTTTTCTTTTTATTGTAAGGATTGTTACGTTTATGTGGTAGAGGAAAACCAAAAAATAAAATGTGCTGTTTTTCTCAAAGATCAAGAGTCCTTCTTCGATGTAACTTTTATTTTTGGGGTCAGGAAACACTTTACCAGCACTGATTTAATCAATTCAGCGCACTGTATATTCGATAAAGCTCTCAAAGATCATAATAAAAATTATTTAAAAAGCGAAATTCGACGCAAACATAAAGTTAAATCTTATAAAAAATGGATTGAAAGATACGATAAAAGAGCAATTATATTTAATGACCCACCAAATACAGTAGTTTGGTGTAAAAGTAATCGCATGAAAGCGCAATTTAAAGTAGTAGGAACCAATCAAGCCACAGAACACTTAATCGGAGAGACCGCTTCCCTAACTCAAACCTTCATTGGTTCAGTAAGAGAACTTACTTTTGGTGAAAAAAAATACCTTTTCGATGAAAAAAGTGTTGACTTTTTACCTCAATGTGTTTTAATTAATGGGTTCCTGTCCGATAATGAGCAAAATGTTGGCAGGATTGCACTTGAATTCATACCTCAAAATGAAAAGTAAAGCGACTCTTTACAGAGTTTACAATAAAAAAGGAGAATACCACCACTCATATAGCGCCACCCTAAAAGGTGCAGTGCAGTGGGCTATTGATTGCGCCAAAACCATTAGCGGTTCTGTCAACGAGGTTTCTGAAAATGGAATCGAAACTGAAATTTTCAACTGCAAAAAAAGTAAATGTTCTCCTTAATAAAATCTGTTTTTAAATCATTAGAACTTTGGTTAAGTTTAAAAAATAAAAAATTCTATTATGATCTTTACACTGAGCACAATGAGAGACAAGATGAAATCATCCATACGATTGAAGAACTTAGGCAGAGCGGGGATAGCGGGGCTGCTGATTACGCTGACATCTTGCGTAAGCGACTCAACTTTGAACGTAAACAATTTGAACATATATCAGCCTTCTACGCTGAGACTCACGAAGAACAAGGCGATTGAAACAAAAGATGGAATCTATACGCCTCAGACTGATGAGGTGTGGCATTCAGATGCTCGCTATAGGCGACTCGAAAGGGAAATATATTCCAAATAATGAAAAATTTTAATCGGGCAGTTCTCTCGCGTAGACCTGGAAGATGTCAGTAAGACTTTATCGAGATCCACCCGATCAGAGGATACCTTGGGAAAAATATGCTTTAGATTTAGCTAAAGCCGCATCCCAACGTAGCGAAGACCCATACATTCAGGTAGGGGCTTGCGCTTTAAATAAACATAATATGGTATTAGCTGTGGGCTACAACGGATTGGGCGCAGGTAAAAAAGTAGATGAATCTTTTTGGTTAGATAGGGGTAAAAGAAGACCCTTTATGATTCATGCAGAGGCTAATTGTCTTAGTTTAGTTAAACGTGGGCAAGTGGATTTACTGGCGGTTACTTTACTCCCCTGCGCTTCTTGTGCCACTTTAATAGCTTCTTATGGTATTCCTAGAGTAGTTTATGAGGCGGAATATGAACGAGATATGAAAGCTTTGGAGATTTTTGACTTTTATGACATAGAATGTGTAAAATTGAGTTGACAAACATTAAAAAACTGTAATAATAGAGAAATATGAAGAAACTATTCTTTAGTCTTATGACAATGTTGGGCGTTGCTTTTAGCACCGCAGGTTCCGAAGCTACCACTCTTGCAGATAATCTTACTGTAGAAGCGGGAGGTTCTATTTCTAACTTTACAACCCACAGGGGTTTAGCCACAAGGGAAGATTCCATTGGTGGTTTTGCTACTTTGGGTGCTCCTCTTGGCGGAGGTTTACTGGCTTATGATTGGTCACTAAACGATACCGATGACGGTGGAGAATTGGATTTTGCTTTGAGCTATAGCCGTGGTGCTAGTTTGCTCGGGCATGATTTCGGATTCACCGCAGGTTTCGGTAGTGTTGAGTCTACTTTTGGAGATCGCGAAGAAATTTTCGCTGGCCTCTCCTATACTTGGCTCGCAGATCTGACAGCTACTGTTTGGCACGAAACCGAAAATGATTGGGTTGGTGTTGAGCTTGGTGCTTCTTATGAGATCGCCACACCTGTAGAAAACCTTACGGTTTCACCTTTTGCTTCAGTTAATCTCGCTGACGAGTATACTGCTGTTGAGCTTGGTGTAAAAGCAGGTTATGCTGTTACCGATCAACTTTCTATTTCAGCTAAAGCTTCCTTCAATAACAATGATTTTGAAGGCTCTTCTTTTGAAGTAGATAAAGAGTGGATCTTCGGCGCAGGTGCTACATTTAAATTTTAATTTAACCTTTTTAAAAAAAAGACACGAAAAGCCTCCCGCAAGGGGGGCTTTTTTTGTATCCCGTGTAAATAAATAAACATGGAACCTGAAAAATCTATTTTAAAAGAATTTTTAAGTGGGGGCTGGCTTGTCCCACTTGTTGGGGCGGCGGCGATGTTTGCTAGGTTGCTATCGGGAAATAATGGCCTGTCTCTTAAACAACAATTTAAAAGGGTCGTTACAGCAGCGATTGCGGCTGGTATAGCTTGGTTTGTGCTAGAACAAACAGACGTTTCTTCTCTTACTAAGGCTATCACTTACGGCATAATAGGGGTCATTAGTCCCGAGGTCATCAGTGGCATTGTGCGTTTGGGGGAGAAATTCGCTAAAAACCCAGAAAAATTTATTAAAAAATGAGACCTAAATTTATCGTTTGTTGCTTAGCGGCAATTTGTTTAACGTTTGGCTGGAGAGGAGCTACTCTCACAGAGGACATCAACAAGACCCTAGCGGAGAATGCTCGCCAATCAGAATCCTCTATTATGGAGATTGGAATGTGCTTTGATTGGTATGGGGTAATTATCGTAGATTCTGTAATAAAAACTTCACACGGAATTATATCACCTAGTGAAATGGTTGAAGTTCTAGAGGAGGAAAGCGCAAATAAAGATGAATATCTAGAGGCATATAAGAAAGATATTACACCTGATGAGACCCAGTATTCAGATTTTGTTTTTCAACAAGAAAAGAAAATAAGTTCTTATGTTAGTGAGTTGATTGAGTGGGGAAATAAAGAAGACGTTGATAGCATTAAAGCTTCTATCCCTCACATGTATACTATGACCGATCCAACTATCGAGGCTATCAATAACATTATGGATACTAAGATGTATTATAATGAAACAAAGTCTGAGGAATTGCATGAAAGAATAGACAAGTTCAGAGATTTTATGATTCTAGCTATTGTTTTGTCGGTTGTAATGTCAATATGTGCATCATTCAGTAGGAGGTGTAGATGAATTTTAAAGGAAAAAAAGAAGTAGTTAAAGCTGTCCAAAAGATTTTGGGGGTTTCTGCTGATGGAGCAGATGGCCCTGTTACATGGAACGCTATCTTAGCTAAACTATCTACCAAGGAAACTACCACACCCAAAGGAAGTGTTCCTGAAAAAATGGTTTCATTAGCAAGGGAAGAAATAGGAGTATCCGAAGTGGACGGTAGTAATTGTGGGCCAAGAGTGGATGAATACAAAGCGGCTACATGGTTAGATCCTGATAAGGGATGGCCTTGGTGTGCGGCTTTTATATGTTGGTTACTAAGGGAAGCTATTGAAGGAGAGACTGTTACATTTAATCGTCCAAAGACTGCTGGAGCTTGGGATTTCGAAAACTGGGCTAAGAAACAATCCACTCGCGGAGTAGAATTACGCAAACCTACAAACGAAGATATCAAAGCTGGCGATATTGTTGTGTTTACTTTTTCTCATATAGGTATAGCTGTAAAAGACGTAGACTCAAGCGGTTATGTGGTGACCATTGAAGGTAATACTAATGGTGCTGGTAGCAGAGAAGGTGGTTCTGTCTTAGAAAAGAAACGTCACGTTTCAAAAATTCGCAGTAGGATAAGAATTCTGTAGATTAACTATCATTTCCTTTTATAATAGGGGATGTCCAAGATTCCTATTAAAATTAGTCGAAACGATATATTTAATTATGTCGTGGGCAATTCCGTGTTCGATCCCATCGAGAAATGTATTGACCCCACTCGCTATGAAGTTTTGGACGCTTTTATCTATGACGCTCAGAATAAAAGGCAAATGGTGCAAAGCACAGAATACCAAAGATTTTGTTGGGAGGTCAGTAAATTAAAACAGTTCAGCGAAAAAATGGAGAGGCGAGAAATTGAAAGTGTTTGTGAGGAACTGGAGGAAATAGCTCCAACTTATGTTTTACTTTATTAATAGGTTCGGAAAAAGATGAACAATGTTTGTATTTGTTACTACATGTTTTAATTGTGAGGAGTTCATAGAAAAATGTATTAAAAGCGTTCTCTCCCAAAATTATAAGGATTGGAGCATGTATATTATTGACGACGCAAGTCACGATAAGTCTGTTGAAATAGCGAAGAGGTTTGAAACTCAAGACAAAAGAATCCACGTTATAGAAAACAAAAACAATCTAGGAGCGGTATACAATAAAACAATTAATTTTGTTCAACATGCAGACCCTGAGGATGAAGATGTAATAATCACTCTTGATGGGGATGACTACCTAACCCATGAAAATGTCTTAAGCGATTTAGCTAAAGTGTATGAGGAAGATGCTTGGATAACATACGGGGGCTTTGAATCAAACATAACATTCAACGAGGGTTTTTACAACCAAGTTGATTGGAGTAAGTCTCTTAGGAGTCAATCATTTTGTTTATCACATTTAAGGTCTCACAAATTTTTCCTGTTAAAAAACGTAAGGTGCGAGGATTTATGTAATCGAAAGGGCGCATTATTCCGATACCCTGAAGACATAATTCTATTTATTCCAATGGTTGAAATGAGCGGAAAGGAACATACTTATTTTTTAAAGAAAACAAATTACTTTTATAATGTAAACCTTAACTCTGATGGACAAGATACGAAGAGAAAAACTTACATTGATAAAATAATAACAAATGATTTGAGCTTTAGAAAACCTTATAGAATGAAAACAAAACAAGAATTAGTCAATTGTGTATGCGATTGGACGAAATATACCAAAAATATTTAAGATGAATCTAGTAAACGATATACCACTTACAGAAGACGATTTAGAGCACATTAATTGCATCGTTGAAATTCCCAAGGGAACAAATACCAAATATGAATATAACGAAAAATTAAATATTTTCGAATTAGAGCGATGTTTGGTTTCATCTTTACAATATCCTATCAATTATGGATTTGTTCCGCGAACTATAGCTTTAGACAATGACCCCCTTGATGTATTAATTTTTAATCATGATCCCATTGACAGAGGTAGCTTAGTATCCTGTAGGGTCTTGGGTGTGCTGGAGTTTGTCGATGATGGTGAAATAGATAACAAACTTATTGTTGTCCCCCATTGGTCCCCTACCGAAAAGTATAAAACTTTAAATGATATTGAAGAGGAACATCTCAAAATTTACAGGCAATTCTTTAAAATATATAAGATTGACCGCAAATCAGAAACTCAAGTAGGGCAGTGGAAAGGGCGCTCCAAGGCTATGGAAATTGTCCGTGATTCTAACGAAAGATGGACAAAAGTTAATAAAGGAAGGATTCAGGAGGAGTGGTCTACGAACCAATTTTTTTCTAAAATTAGATCAGGTAAGGGTTCATACCACCCCGATTAAGTGTAAATAAGGATATGGATACTATTCTACAACTAGTTCAGGATAACCCTTGGTTTGGTGTTGTGACAGCTATTGTCGCTCTTGCGTCAGCAGTTGCTGCTGCTACCCCAACTCCCGAAAAAGGGACATTTTTGTCTAAAGTTTACTCAATCGTAGATTGGGCTGCTTTAAACATTGGGAAAGCCAAGCAGAAGTAAGTCTACAGACTAATCCAAGGATTAAGCTCTAGACACCCCCATCCTGTTGGGTGGGGGTTTTTGGTCTATATTCCACTTGACTTCTGGAGGAGCGAGCATATAATATAAGCATATGCATGACCCCAAAACGTTTTGGTTTAACGAAGAAGTTTATGATGCTAGATTTTCATCTAAGCCTCAATCTGAATTTGAGCCACCCACTCAATTACGTCCCAGTATGGAAGTGGTTTCTAAGCTCGATGAAAACCAAGTAGGTTTAGTGGGAGCGGAAATAGGGATCGGCTCGGCCCATAATACCATGTGTATTTTAAATGGCCTTAATATTAAAAAATTGTATTGTGTGGATTGGGAATTTCACAGAGACCACCCTGCCATCCATCCCGATGTTAAAAAACATGAGGATAAAATTAAATTTATAAATAAAAGCTCCCATGAAGGTAGCGAGGACATTCCTGACAATTCCTTAGATTTTTGTTATATTGACGCTGGTCACGATCTACCTAACATTGTATCCGATATTTACGATTACTATCCAAAAGTAAAGGAGGGGGGAGTGCTTTGTGGACACGACTTTAATTTAAGGGATGTTAATAGAGTAGTTAATGCTTTTTGGTTGAATATATGGAGGTTGCAAAACAAAAAGCCCCAACACGGGTATGAATCGTGTCCAAGCGATCATCCTGGATGTCCTGACGAGTATAAAAAATGCGGTTTTCCCCTTGATTGGTGGTATGTTAAAGAGGGGCATATAGACGACCTTAAATTGGTTGAGTTAAGAAATAGTTAATTCCCACATAATAAGCTTATGATGTCAGATAAAGCGCGGGGTCTATCGGGTTCCACGCATGTAGCTCACACTCAAAAACTAATAGATGAATCTACTGAGAGATATCAGCATTCTTGCTTGTCTGCGGGGTTAACTATTAAGAAAACAGGTAAGGCTCAAGATATAGGGCATGTTGATTTCGTAATAAACGGAGAAACTGTTGATTTAAAAGGATTAAAAAACTCCACACGGGAGGGTAAAATTCTATTAGAGTTTCTTAACGTCAATGGGAAAACAGGTTGGTGCAATGAGAATGGCACTCCCTTATGGATAGCCTTTGATTTCGGAGCATTCTTTCTCCACGCAAAGAACGTGGACTTATATAACCTAGCAAAAGAAAAATGTAATTTAAGAGAGACTGTCAATAGAGTGGATGAGTGTCTCTATAAAGGATATCGACGCAAAGGAAGAAAAGATATGATGTCAATGGTGTTGCTCAAAGATGTCTTAGATGGGTGCGAGCATTGGTTTCTTCCCTATTCTAAATATAATATTCCCTTGGAGAAAGTTTAGGGTAAAAAATATCTTGACAGACATTTCATCTGGTTTATAATGGGTGCGTGTTAACATGGATATTAATTATAACCGCCTGGATAGCGTTCATGGTTTTACTATGCCGTTTTTTAGGCATAAATTCCCGCCAAGAACGCAAACTCTCACAAGAACAAAAGAAAAAAAATGAAACCAGAACTATTTAGAATGTTGAAATCTGCCGCTGAAGCAGATAAAAGCAAAGCCCTACTCACTCTAGAGATCATGTCTGAAAATGCGGCTGGCATTGGTGATCACTCGACCACTGATTTTTGGAACAATGCAAATGAGGCTCTTGAATTGCTAGCTTCTGCTGAAGATAGACTGGCTGCATTGGCGAAATACTTTCCATCAGAGGACTTGTCGAATCAAACGACATTCTTCTAGAACGTGTCGAAAAAATGCAAATAAATCGACATGTCCAGACTGGAAGCTTTCATTTATCTGTTGTTTTTTGTGTTTGCTTTTATAATGTTAATGGTTTACTCCTTTAAGTAATGAGGACTTATATAAAAATACTTCATATTTTAATTAGTGTAGTAGCCGCATTTACAGTCGGAGTTTTACTCTCCATCTTTATTGGCGTTGCTAGTTTACTGGATACATTTTTTAGTTTCCCAATACAGGTTTATAGAAACTTAAGAGAGCAGGAGAGGATACGCAGATTGAGTCAGGTATTTACCCCTTACCATAAGCCTGATGATAAAGAAGTAGAGGAGGGAATGTGGGAGAAACATATCCGTAGAATGGAAGAGAAGAAAAAACACAATAGTAACCATGAATAAAAAAGATTTAATTCAAGCTTTGGGGGCAGGAGTTGCCTTCGGGGTAATAGTTTATTGTTTCATGATGGTCGCCATCTACTTCATCGACATGGAGTCGGAGAATGAAATGTTGATGCCTAATTTTGATGATATAGATTATAAGGTTTTACCACAAGAGGGGGGCGCACCAGTTGAGCCGATGCCTTTACCCATTCAGCAAGAGGGGTTTGATCTCACCATGGTGACGTTCAAATATGAAATTAGGATTCAGAACAGTTACGACGATGAGATGTTGGAACAGACTCAGACTCTAGATCAAGCAATGGATTATATTTTAGAGTATTCTAGATTTCATAATGACCTGTATGTCTATGATTTAGAAACAAAAGAGTTAATGATGGACTCTGCTACCGTGCATGAGACAATGAGGGAGTTAAAAACAAAAGAAGAAAAACTAATTGAAGCCTCCCAATACCCCAAAACATATTCGGATGTTGAAATATTTAATTTACTAGTAGACTAATGAAACAAATACTAATGATAACAGCGTTGTGCTGTTTGTGCGCCACTGTGGGAGCGGTTGCGTTCAAGCAGGAGAAGCGGGTGATGATTGATAAAATAACCGTCACTCATGGGGATAAAAAAGAAAAAGAAATCCCAGTCACGGTCACTCTCACCAAATATCAACTGTGCAAAATGCTAGAAACACTTGAGGACGAGAGAGGTTATGGTCGCCCCGCTGACCCACAAGACACCTTCACGTTCACTTCTGTAGCGAAGGGTAATCAATACTCCACGGAGTATAATATATCTTCGACACATTTAGCGAAGAAACCTATTTCAAATGATTAAAAAATCAATTTTAATCCCCATCCTGTCATTTTTGGGACTCACTGCTCAAGCAGATGACCATTGGGGAGAGATTCCTCCCGTCCCAGAGGTAACTATTAATCATTTCCCTGAGATGGGATTGATTCAGTTTCAGTTTATATCTGATTCAACACTAGATGTGCCTGTATGGTATATTTTAGAAATTAAACAAGTCGATGAAAATGGTAAGGCTGACCCCAATGCAAATTGGTTTCGGCCTTTCAATCCGCTACAAACGAGTAATTTTAATGAGTTGGTTAGCTTAGATCTTAATTATAGAGATCCCGCAGGACAAATATATCCTTGGTTTAGAGCAGAGATGATAAGAATTTTAGTAATGTGGGGAGCTTAATATGATTGAGATTAACCTGTCAGATGCACAACTAGAATGGTGTGGCAAACACGCTAAAGAAATAGTAGATCACTATGGAGGGGACAACACACGGGGGTCTGGTTCCTACAATCACAATAAAATAAGTAGTAATTTGGTAGGTGTTAAGTCGGAGGTGGCGACCACCGTTTGGCTAAAGAGACACGTTGATAACAGGAAAATCACTTCTAACTTTATAAACTTTAAAAACAAAAGTTTAAAAGGAGACTTAGATGTTTCAGGGAACTGCATAGAAATAAAAGGGTTAAGAAATCATCAATGGGATAAGTTTAAGAGATGCATCCCCCCAAAACAATTGAAGTCTTACGTCAGAGATGACGCTATTGTTGTTTGGACTACAACCGAAGGAGACACAAAAGACTACAAAGTAATACTACAGGGATGGAACTATGCTAAAGACGTAGATAAGAATGGTGTTTATCGTAAAACAATTTGCGATAATATTTGGTTAGAGGAAGACTCTCAAATGAGAGATATGGAAAGTTTAATAAAAGAATTAAAATGAACACTAAAGAATTATTGCAACTGCACGATGATACCTGCAAGGCTTGCAGGGTAATCATGCAAAAGAAAAATAGCGATTATACTGGTGGCAAAGGAGCTACTGATCCTTTCGCTAACTTTAATGCATCAAAAATACTAGACATCCACCCTGTGCAGGGTTTACTTCTCCGTGTAATCGACAAAATAAAAAGAATCCACTCGTTCACCAACGACAGTGAACTCTCTGTCCCAAATGAAACTGTAGAAGATGCT